CCCACGGTTCGCCCCGACCGAGGATTGGACTGAAGAGCGGTACCGCAAGGGGATTGAATTTTTCAAAAATCGTTAATTATGGAACTCGTATCTATACCCAGGAGTGATGTCGGCAAGGCCGACATCACACTCCTCACCACCAACCTGGTGGATCGCATCAACGAAGGGCATATCAATGCCCTGGAAGCCCACATCAAACTCAAAGCCATCCACAAGGCGATTGAGGCGGTCATCAAGCAGACGGAAGAAACCGTTGCTGATGAGGCCGCCAAGCATCCCGGCAAGTCCTTTGATGTTTACGGAGCGAGTGTTCAGATAAGGGAAGGATCCCTTGGCCCGAACTGCGACCAAGACCCGATATACGCCCAGATGAAAGCGGCCCTCAAAGACCGAGAAGAACTGCTGAAGCTTGCGTTCAGGCAGGCAGGCAAGTCAATGATTGTTGACCCTAACACCGGTGAAGAAATCCCCGTGTGCGAAGCCAAGGCCACCAAATCGTCCATCGCAATAACCTTCAAATAATGAGCAATATGACCGCAATGGAATGGCTGATCAAGGAATTACGCCTCCGCAAATTGGAAGATATGGAAAGGAGCAACGGTGAGTTTTTCCTTAGCGAAACTTTGGAATCCGCCTTGGCCCGTGAAGCCGAGCAGAGGGACGCTGATTACCAGCGTGGATTGCAGGAATGCACCGAAGAACACGAAGCCAACCAAGGCAACACGATTGATGATTTACCCAATTAACCAACCCTTAAACCCCAAAACAATGAACACGAATCTATTTGAAACAACCCCCAAGACCCGCTACGCCCCCGCCAAGCCAAAGGTATTTGGCTCCGAGCAAGACCGCTACAACCGCAAGGTCAAAGCGTTCTGGATGATTTGGACCGCCTGCTTTAACGGAGTCAGGAACCTTGACATCAACAAGATTATGACCGACAACAATGTGGGTCGCACCTTCTACCTGACAATGCGTGACCAAGGCATCATCACCAAAGGCTCTCGCCCAGGGCAAAACAAGTCGCTGTATTACTCCGACTTCAACAAGGTCCCTACCCAAGAGGACATTGATAAGTGCATCAACGAGCAAAGCGTGAAGATTAAGGAAGTGTTCAAGACCTTCAAGGCCAAGCGAGCCGTTGTCCAGAAGCCCAACGAGATGGACGCTACCCTCAAAGACCTTCTGGCGAAAGCCGAGGAAGCCAACAAGCGTGTTGCCGAGTTGCTCTCAAAGTATCAATCAAGAGCCTAAATGCGAACCATCCTCCTCCTATTCCTGCTCACGGCCTGCACCAACAACCGCCCCTGGAGGGTGATTGAGGTGCGGGCCAATGGGGATGCTTGCGAGTATGTGCTATCCCGCTCCAACGGATTTGGACCGCAAGTCAAGACCCTGACCGATTCGTGTGGTGCGTACAAACTATTTCAAACCTTAAACCTATGAAAGTAACAGATTTTATTGGGGCAAAAGCCACCTATGACGAACGCGGACAAACCATTTGGGGTGTAAGCAAAGACGGCAAATATCAAAAAATTGCTAACGTGAGAGGATGGAGGGCAATACAAAATCTATTTAAAGCCCCCGGCGGTTTAATAGATGAAGAAAAAGCAGCATGCTTTCAAGACGATTTAGGCAAATGGATTGTTGATGCGATTAATGAAAAATTGCAGCGTGAAGCCAACCAAACCTTAAACCTATGAAACGATTTTTAGTATTTGCAGGTGATGCCTATTATCCTGAAGGAGGGATGAATGATTTTCAGGAGGACTTTGACACCTTGGAAGAGGCAAGAAGTTTTGAAGCAAAAATCATAGAAAAGTTTAAATCTATATGGAAGGACAGCTGGAAGAATTTCAAATGGAGTGCTATTTGGGATTCGGAAACCCGAACCCATGTTTAATATGCAATCGGATATAATGTATAGAAAATCCCGAAATCTATACGCAATCGGGTATAATGCATAGAAAAACCCAAAAACTATACGCATTCGGGTATAATGAATGATAAATCGGTCAATAAGTACCCTTATCGCATATAATGAATGATAAATCCGTCAGCCTCTGGTCTTACCGAAAGTCCCCCAGCGTCAGCCTATAAACTGACCAACCAAACCCCTAACCCTAATGCGACCCAACCCCGAATGCTACCTTGACCAGGACGAGTATGTCAAAGACCTGGAGGATTATGTGGATAAAATTGAGCAAGAAAATTTCATTTTTCAACAAAACCTCCTATATATATATAATTATATAGACAATTCTATACATATAAACAATACTAATACTCTAAACACTCTAAAGGGTAGAGATAAAGGAGGGGGTGTGGGGGAGGAAAAAGAGAAGGGAACGTCCAAATACTCCAACAAAAACATCCGCAGGAACTCTAAACACTCCCAAGAGGAAATGATGGCTATGTTTGAGGGCTTCTGGAACTTCTATGACAAGAAGGTCGGTAAGGACAAAGCCATCCTCGCTTGGTTCAAACTGACCGATGAAGAGATTGAGAAAATCCGCAATACCCTTCCGACCTATTTAGAGGCTCACAGAGAGCGTAAGTTCCGTAAAGACCCCGTAAGATACCTAACCCATAAAGCGTTCAATGACGAGCTTCCTACGCAGTCTGGAGGCCATTCCCAACACAAACCCTACTATTCAACCCAAAACGATGAGCAACCACTCCGATTTTACACGCCTCCCAGCGGAATTGTACGCTGAATACCAAGACCGACTCCTCGGCATCCTCATTTGCGAAATCATCAAGCCGGGTGATATAGTCCTCCAACTGAGAGAGGAGTATTTTGATGAAGGGATCCGCAAGAATACCTTTAAGGCCATTCGGAGCCTTCGGGCCGAGGACAAGCCCATCAACACGCTCACTGTTCGGTCACGGATGATTGAGATGAATGTCCCCACCGATGTCGTATTCCTCGCAAGCCTTGACTCAGGGCTTTATTCCCACGATGGATGGAAGGTGTACCGGTACGAGTTGCATTGCCGGTACATCCACGACCAAATTGAGAAGACCAAGATTGATTTTCTCAAGCACCAGGATGTTGATCGCCTCTACAAGGAAATCCAAGACATCAAATCCTTAGACCCCGACCCGATTGCTACCGAGGTTCACGAATTGCTCTTGGGCTTTATGATGGGCCTCAACGAGGTCATCACGGGAGCGAAGGACAACAGCATCACCCGAACCTTCCATCACAACACCGACAGCCTGATAACGGGCTTCAAGCCTTCGGAGTTCATCATCCTGGGTGGCCGTCCTGCAATGGGAAAGACCACCTTGGCCCTGCAATACGCTCTCAACCAAGCGATGAACAAAAAGCCTGTGGCCTTTTTCACCTTGGAGATGTCCACGGAGCAGCTGATGACCCGATTGGTTTCCAACCTTGCCGAGGTGGATGGAGAGGTCTTCTTGGACATCAAGGAGCGGATGAGCGGTCAAGACTTTTTGGCCATCTCTCAGCACATTGATAAGGTCAAAGGCGCACCGTTGCACGTTGTGGATGTCCCCGGCATTGACCCTCAGCGGATGGAATTGGAGTTGATAAAGCTCATCAAGAAGCACAAGATTGAAGGGGCATACATTGATTACCTCCAACTGATTTCTCCCCTGCCAGAAGACCGAGGCAAAGCCCGAATTGAGCAAGTGACCAACATCTCCAAGTACATCAAGACGATTTGCAAGAGGCTCAACATTTGGATTTGCGTGGTGTCATCGTTGTCCAGGGGCGTGGAGCAGAGGGACTCCAAGCGTCCCAAACCGAGCGACCTGCGTGAAACGGGCCAACTTGAATTTGATGCCGATAAGATTCTGTTCGTGTATCGTCCTTCCGAGTATATGGAAGACCACGACCCCCAAAAGCAAGAACTGATTGACCTCCTTGAAATCCTTGTGAGGAAGAATCGGAATGGGAAGATTGGTACCGCTATGGGGAAAATTAAACTTCAATACACAAAAGTGTTGGATTTTAATGGAAACATTCCTACCTTTGAGGAGAAGATTCAAACCCTAAAAGCACCATTCTGATGAAATACGGATCCGTTTGTTCAGGCATTGAGGCAGCCTCAGTTGCTTGGCACAACCTTGGATGGGAACCGCAATGGTTCTCTGAGATTGAGCAATTCCCTTCCGAGGTATTGAAACACCGCTTTCCCGATGTTCCCAACCTTGGGGATATGACTCAACTAACCCAAAACCCAACATTCAATGAACGATCAATTGACCTTCTGGTCGGAGGAACCCCCTGCCAATCCTTCTCAGTCGCAGGACTTCGCAAAGGACTTGCTGACCCACGAGGAAACCTTATGCTCACATTTCTCGCATTGGCTGACGCTAAAAAGCCCAAATGGATTGTCTGGGAAAATGTCCCCGGCGTGTTGTCAAGTAACGGAGGAAGGGATTTTGGTACCTTCCTTGGGGCGTTGGGGGAACTCGGCTATGGGTTCGCCTACCGAGTTCTTGACGCTCAATACTTCGGAGTGGCACAAAGACGCAGAAGAGTCTTTGTTGTCGGATACCTTGGAGACTGGAGAGTTGCCGCAGCGGTTTTATTTGAGTCCGAAAGCCTGCAAGGGAATCCTAAACCGAGCAGAAAAAAGAGGGAAGAAGCTGCCACCTATGCTCAAGGAAGCGTTGGAGAGTCAGGCGATGTAAGTTGCGTGGGAGGCAATTTAAGCCCTACTGTTACAAGCAAATGGAAAACCGGATATGGAGGCCCAAGCGGTTCAAACGAAACCGGGAATATGGTTTATGCCCAACCAATAGGGGTTGACCTTTACAATCAATGCATTACCGGAGATACTTTTCAAACCGTAAGCACCCGTATCAATGCATCAACAACCGGTGGGGTTATGGAATTTAGCGCAGTTGCCCAACCTCTTTACTACGAATCGCATCCAAACGATTCAAGGGTCAATGGGCCAAAGGATGTCGCTGATACCGTGAGTGCGAGATATGGAACGGGAGGAGGCAATACGCCATTGGTTCAGCAACCATTTCGTAAAGTAAGAAGAGCGCAAAGCGATAGCGACTTTGAAACATGGGAGAAGGATGAAACGGCCAATACGATAAATTGCTTTGATGTTGGAGATGTACGAAGCACGAATGTCGTTGCCCAACCGATAAGCATAGACGCTGAATGTAACGCAAGGACAAACCAATTTGGAACGCTTGTAAGAGGAGGAGAAGGTGGTACTCAGCAATTTGTTGCCCAACCGATGGCTTTTGACTGGCAATCAGGTGGAGATATGAGAGGAATGAGCCTTCAGGAGAAGACGCAGTTGCAACGATGCCAAACCCCTGCGGTTATGCACTCAATGGCCTTTCCAATTAATACTGAGAATATGTTTGAAGGCTCAACATCTTATGGCAGAACTGTTGGCGAAAACAACGAACCATCATTTGCGCTAACAAAGGCGCATAGTCACGCAGTTGCTACCGGTATGGCTATCCGAAGGCTGACCCCCAAGGAGTGTGAACGCCTACAAGGATTCCCCGATGATTGGACAAAGATTCCCTACCGCAACAAGGAAGCCGACCAATGCCCCGATGGTCCACGATACAAGGCTTGCGGTAACTCAATGGCCGTCCCGGTCATGCGGTGGATTGGTCAACGCATTCAGTATGTTGAGAACTTAATGAAGGAACTATGAAATACGTTGGAAAGTGCGATAAGCACGGCCTGATACAACACGATGTGACCCAGGCACAAATAGACATCAAGGGCGGTCCGTATTGCCCCTATTGTGGTTCTCTCGTTGATGTCATCGCAAAAACCACCGACAACAAAAAACCCAAGACCAAATGATAGGAAAGATTGAACATACGATGGCCGAAGACATTATCGGCATTGTATCGGATTACTACGGAATCCACAAGGACAAGTTGTTCAGCAAGACCCGTTTGTGGGATGTCGTTCAC